GATTGACTTCTTAATTTTTTCTTCAGACATTACTGAATTATACATTCTAAAATCAAATATTTTACCACTAAATAATTCATCTTTCATTTCATATTGACTTGTTGCGTTCGCCCAATTTGATTTTCCAATATAATTATTTGTTGTACTTTGCGCTTGTGGTAAAAATCCTGATGGCTCAACAAATACTTGTGTCCCATTTATGTAGATAGCGATATCTGGTCTGAAAGAATCATTTGTTTTTGCGGTTATAACAATATGACACCATTTCTTTAATGGTATAACACCATTTACGAGAATACGCTGCTTTCGTTGTTTCGAGTCCCATACTTCATAAAGAAGCGAAGCTCTTGTAGGTGCTGGTGGAGAGAATTTTGTTAATTCTTGAATTTTATTTGGCAACACATCAAATAACTTACATTCATATTCATTTACGTTTGCTTTTAATAACATTAGGTTTTGAGGAGTTGTTTCCGCACAAGGATGAGGACCAGATGGATATTCTGGTAATGTATTTTGTTGATTACCACATAACATAGGTCTTAACTCGTTATTATCGCTTGTAGCATCACCTTTCCCTACAATACTTAACACTGTATTATTATTACCAGGACCATCACCGAAATCAAATATATGGGCGTTATTGCTGAACGCATCGAAATAAACCCATACACTGAACGCACGAACACTTCTCATATTGATTTTACGACCAAGTGTTAAATCGGGAGCATCACTTAATCTTAAATATTGATCTACACCATTGAAACTTACACCTTGTGTTACAGAAGGATTTGGGTCTTCGGGAATACTTATACCGCCAGCCTTTTGAATTATAAGATTGTTTACATAATCGGACATATCATCTCTAAATCGTAACCAACCGACACAACCGTCATAGAATTGTAAGAGTGCTTTAATATTTTCTGGTGGGTCAGAATCAACTTCATCGTAATCATTGAATCCAATATCTTTTGCTCGTAAACATAATGGCTGAAAAGCTCCATCATCCGCTTTTAGAATACGGCAATAAGCATATTTATTTTCACTATAAATATCTCTCATATAATCGTCACGTGACAATCTAAGCCCATTTTTTACAGATTTTGATTTATAGGATACAGATGATAATCCACTTGTTCCAGCAAGAGCACATGCGAAAAATGCATTCATTAAATTACCAAATTTCTTTTTATCAGTTTCAACTTGTTTTAATGCATTTTTTTCTAGTAAATTTGATACATCATCTGGAACAACTAATCTACAGAAATCGTGTTTGAATCCAAAGTTTTGTACATCAACATATCCACGATAATATCTGGCATCTTGACTATAACCTTTTTCTTCTTCATCTATACCAATATCTCCACGCCTCATAGCGAATGGTGCAAAAAAGTTATTCTTATCACCAGAAGCATCCATTGCCGAAACTAACGCAAAACCTTCATTTATAAGTGTAGGATTTAGAACTTCAATTGTTATAATTGTTATTAATAAAAATAACGCTATCCAGATTGTCCCGGGTAGTTCCATCTAATGATTTTGTATGCTTTTCTTATAAGAATTTGCTTCGCAGATGTAGTAGAATGGAAGGTGGGAAACTTATTGGACAAGGTTCTTATGGATGTGTCTTTGACCACCCGTTATTATGTAAAAAAAAACAGTTAGATACAAAGTATGTTGGAAAATTGACAACAAAAGATGATGTAGAGCGAGAGGAAAAAGCGTATAAAATGCTGAGTGGTATTAAAAATTTTGAATATTATTTTTTATTACCAAATGCTTCTTGTAGTCCAAAAATATTCGAGAATCAAGAAGAAAAAGACCTTGATAAATGCAAATTTTTACAACGTGTACAGCCGGGTACATTAAAACAAATGTCAATGCCATTTGGAGGAAAAGATTTATTTAAATATAATTTAAAATCAAAAGATACTATTTCATTTTTTACACTTATGAGACATCTTCTCGAAGCTGGTTCGTTAATGGTATTACACGGATTTATTCATTATGATATTCATGGTGGTAATATCTTAATTGATAATAAAAATATTGCTCGTATTATTGATTTCGGTCAAGCATTTAGTAAAAATGATATATCATTAGAATCTATTAGCGAACGCTGGAAAGTGTTAACACCAGAATACTCAGCCGAGCCACCAGAAGTTACATTTTTAACAGCAATTGATGATAATAATAATTATACATTTGAAGAAGCATTAATAGAATTAATGCCACAAAAGAAAGTGTTACATAAGATTGAAAAATTACTAGGTGTTTCACTAAGAACACAATTAAAAGACTTAGCAACATTTTTTAGAACTTCACAAGCATATAAAGAGAGAGATATTGTTAAAATTTGGAAACTCTATTATCCTGGCTTTGATAGTTGGGCGATTGGAGTTTTATTACTCGATACATTAAATACTTTAATATTTTCGTATGAGTTTATTGAAAGTTCTGAATGGAAACTTAAGAAAAGTATTGTAACTGATATATTGAAAAAAATGTTAAGTACAAATCCTAAAGAACGTATTGATTGCGTCGAAGCACTAAGTATGATTGACCCAGTCAATGAAATCTATATGGAATACGGCGTGGATTGGGTAGAGGCTCGTCAGAAACAGCGTAGGGTTAAACGCTCTTCCTAGAACCCCCAACTTTTACTCGCACTGGTGTTATTCTAGGAACACATATGTATGAACAGAATAAATCATAATTCAAGTAACCATCAGCATTTTTCTTATAGTTATAATCTGCAAGTGCTGGGTCATATATACGTTTTCCAGAAGCATCACGATTTGTTACATTTCTTGCTCCAGGCTTGTGACTCCACAGTCCATTTGAATCCTGGCGCAAATAATGATAGTCTTCATCTTCATCAATTATAAGCGCAATCTTTGAAGTACCAGCTGGACATTTATCTGTAAAGTGAGCCATTCTAATATTTGGATTATCACCAAAATTACGCATCATCAAATTTGGGCATGTCTTTGGGTTTGATGATTTAAATTTCTCATGTCCCGATGCACTTCCGGGTTGATGAAAAGGAACATCGCAATTCTTATTTTTACACTTTGCAAGTTGTTTTGGATCATTAATATTAAATGCGTATGCAAAACAATTATGAGTTTCTTTTATTTTAAAATTATCATTCCAAAATGCTGGGTCATAATCTGGCTCATAACCGCTTAATGGACCAATTCTGGGGCAAGCATTTTTATGTTCTGCACAAAAATACGCATTATTTACAACTTTATTCTTACAAGAAGAAGTGCATTGACATTGATACTTGTTGCCTGTCTTTTGAATTTCAAAGAGTTTTTTATGTATACCCTTTCTTGTATGTTTAGGATACTTAGATCTTCTTAATTTTCGAGTATGGCTAACCATATTACCTAATATATAATATTAAAAATTGAAAACTTAAAAATATTATATTTATTATCAAATATGTATTCTGTATGGTCGACTGTCTATCTTGGGCAAGATGTTGAAGATTATAATTGTTATGTAAATGAAAATACATGGAAAAGAATTACAAATGAGATTCCAACAAATCGCATGTTTGCTCGTGTAATTAAAGGTGATAAATTTTGGGTTTCTTCTCTTGGCTCACCTGTCCGTACAGAGATTGAGAATCTAAATTCTATATTTATCCCTCAGTGGATGCTGGATCAGATTAACTGTAATGGCAATGGAGAAGAGTTAGAAGTTGAGTGGCTTCCATCAGAAGTCTTTGATGAGTCAAGTAAAATTGTACTTCAGCCGCATGACAATGAATTTCATTGTGCAGATATTCAAGATATTCTTTCATATGAATTAACGAAGTTAGCAGTTCTTCAAAAAGATACAACTATTAAAGTGAAGATTCAAGAACTCGATGTACAGTTTATTGTGAAAATGATTGAGCCTGCCAGTGTTGTATTATGTCAAGGCGATGAAGTTACTCTTGAGTTTGAAGAATCTATTGATAAACTAATGAGAGTACCAACACCATATCCATTCGAAGAACTGCCTACACCTCTTACTCCTATAATAGAAGAAGTAGTAGAGCAAAAGCCACAGATGCCCCGTTTTAATCCTTGGCGTAATAAGGATTTTAAGCCAAATGTATCCTAAATAACCTAATAAAGATTTTAAACTTATCTATCTTAGATGGAAGAGAATGCTAAAGTATTGTGTGATTTATTTAAATCGGATAAACCATTTTTAGTTGGACGAAATGGTACAATTGAACTTGAAGTTATAATTCGTTACTATTTTCAAAAAGAAATATATGATAACTATAAGCAAAAGTTAGAATTACATGCTGGTATATTTCCTCAAACTGAAGTCCATAGTTATTGTTTTGAATATTTAAAAGCATTAACAAATACAAATGTAATTGCTGAAGGATGGTATGAACCTTTAAAAATGACTGAACAAAGTATTCTTGATACTATAAATAAAAATAGAAAGAAAATATTATTGCGTAATTTAGAACCATATTATGTAAAACCTAGTCTACGATGGACCCAGCATTTGAAAGGAAAACGTGTAGCAGTTATAAATTCATTTGCTAATACATGTGAAGAACAAACATATATGCCAAACGCAATATGGGGTGATGATTCTGAATCTTTATTGCCTAAATCAACGAAATGGATTCCTATTCAAACATATTATTCGCCAGCTCTTGCATCGACTAATATAGAAGCTCAATGGCCATCTTATATAAATAGCTGGAAAGATGCAGTTGATGATGTTGTAAATAGAGTATTACTTGAAGATGTAGATGTAGCAATTATTGGATGTGGAGGTATGGGTATGATTATTGGTTCTAGATTAAAAGAGCATGGAATACAATGTATTGTTATGGGAGGTGCTACACAACTTTTATTTGGTATTCGAGGAAAGCGTTGGGAAAATCATGAAGTCATTAGTAAGTTTTTTAATGATGCGTGGGTGTATCCACCAGATAGTTGTAAACCTGATGGTTATAAATGTATAGAAGACGGTTGTTATTGGTAAATGAAACAGAGCAATATAAAGATATAATACTTATTTATAATAAAATGAATCAAGCATTCAAGCTTCAATACGCAAGTAATTTTTTTCTGAATTTACAGAAACCCAAACACTTTGGAAATATATTAAGCCCAAAATGTAATAATCTTGCATTGTTAGGAAATATCGGCTCTCTTGATACAGAAAAGTCTATTCGTATTTATAAAGATTTTTTAACATATGCTTCTTATAACTGGGATAAAGTATATATAGTCCCTGGTCCTTATGAATATTGCTCTGTAAAACCAAAAGATTTTACAATTTGCATAGAAGAATTATATAAACTAAAAGAATCTTTTGATAATCTTACAATTCTTAATAATTCTCACGCAATCATTCCAAATACTGACATACAACTTATTGGATCAACCCTATGGGCAAGAAAGCCATATTTAAAACATCAATCTATGTTTGAGTATAATTATATATGGCTTCAAAGACATATTGGATTAGCGAATATAATGGGTGAAGATATTGCTAGCTGGCATTTAGACGATGTTGATTACATTGATGATACGCTAAAAGGGGGCTACCGCTCTATTGTTTTGACGCATCATTTACCTCATAATATATTACATAACGACATTGGACGAATGCGAATGGATTCTTCCAATTTAGAAAAAATGCTTCATAAGCCTGTTGAAATTTGGCTAGGAGGGGCGGGTGATATATCAGTTACAAGTTGTTTAGGATATTCAAGTGATGTGTTTTGTGGAACAAATCCTTATACTAATTTTAACTCTGCTAGAAATGCTTACAACGCTTCTTATAATCCTAAAGCATATGTGAGTTTGAGAACAAATTTTGTAGAATTGGTATAATAGATGCGCATCCAGTATGCGAGCGATTTACATTTAGAATTATGGTCAAAAGTTACATTTGATGAAACATTAGAGCCTGTTGCCCCTTATTTAGTGCTTTGTGGTGATGTAGCAAAATTAAATGCACCAAATCTACGACAATTTCTTGAATACTGCTCCGAGCGATGGAAACTAATCTTTTGGATTCCTGGTAATGAAGAAATTTGGTCATATAGTAATTTAGAAGATTATAGTCTTCAAAAAATGAGAGAAATTAGTAGCCCTTATAGAAATATTAAAATACTTTATAAAGATACTTTTTTGTTAGAAGAAAATGATGAGAAACTTTTATTAGTAGGCTTATCATTATGGCATAAGCCAAGAAATGACGTTATGCTTCATTATCATAATAATATATTTATAAAACCTATTCCTACCCCATGTAATCCACAAATATTTAGAAAAGCACATGAAGAAAATGTAAAATTTTTAAATTATGTACTAACAAATGCTAAAGTACCTTTATTAATATGTTCTTATTATCCTCCTTTCACATGGCTCTATGAAGAAGATTGGATGCAAGAGCCAAAATCTGCACTTATTGATAGAGAATTAGAAAAACTAATTACATACCCTATTATCACATGGATAATAGGTCATAATCATCTTCCTGTAGAATATAATAGACGTTATTATACACCAGTCGGATATCAAGGCTCCGTATTATTCGTAAGTAATCCACGAGGAAAGCCAAAAAGTGAATATTATTATAGACGTGAAGCAGTTGTTCGCTTAGCACCAAATATGTTAGAAGGTTTTGAACCCCAAGAAAAAGAGGAAGTTCCTATCTGGGCGACGAAGAATCATTTAACAACTTAGGAATAATATCTCGCTCATAACTATCTTGAAATCCTTGAATCGCTTTTTCAAAATTCGTGAAAGGACGAAAAGCAATTGGACGTTGTCTTTTGATAAAAGATATGGCATTATCTTTTTTCATACTATAATTTGCAATAAGATACATAGCAACAACTGCGGCAGAGCGCTGCATACCAGCATAACAATGAACTAATACGTTACCATGCTTAAGTTCTTTTGTTAGTTTATATACGATTTCATAAGACCATAGTTCCATATTACGAATCTCTTCACGTTCTAAATTATCATCCACTGGAACTCTATATTTTCTTTTGGGAAATGAATTAAATGGTAAATCTTTTGTACAGTTAAAAACACAAGTTATATTATTATTTCTCAAAAACTTCTCATCCATAGATGCTGATTTATTTCCTAACCAAAGTCCGGGTAGAATTAAATCTGCATTATTCATTGAAACCATTTAACTATAATAGTGTAAAAAAATTGATTATAAATTTTCACAAAAAATAATTAGCAAAATGCTTTTCACAAGACACTTCTATAGGACTGATGAAGTAAAAGCTGCTCTTCAAATGTGTATATCCAAAAGACGAAGTGAAGAAGCACTCTTTTGGTCGCTAGAGTTACTTGAAAGTAAAGAGTTTAGAGTTCTCAAAGATGCACTATTCAATACATGGTTTCATTGTATTGGTTTAGCAAATATTCATATTCTTACAAATATTTTAGAGCTTGTTGAAGATGAAAATACAGTATTCACTTTAGTATATTCTCTTTGTTATACAAAACGTGATTGTACATTATCTGTTATGTATCTATATGGTCTAACAAATACTACATATAAAAACAGAAATATTATATTTAATCTTCCAGAAGATTTAGTACAATCTGATGCACATATGGATACATATATCCGAGCATGTGCTCTTGGTAAATATCTTGATGCATGGATGCTAAGTATTGTATTATGGAAAAAAAATATTCATGAATTTAATAAAAAACTTTTACAACACAAATATAAGAATAATATAATTTATACAGCATACACTCAGTTACAAGATGCAAATTTTATTAATAGATGGTACTTACGTTGTACCATCGTTGGAATTCTATGCTTTGCTGAGAAGCACTATACTGAGCCTATTAATTATTTAAAGTCTTATACATCATGTCTTGGCGAAATTCAATTATGGAAATCCCTAATTACAAAGCGCAAACGACGTATATATGCGATTCCAAAGGATTGTTTATATGGAAGAACATATCGTGGTACAATGACATATAATGAAAATAATGATGAAGAGTTGCATGAGCCTCCATATATACTACAAAATCAATCAATATATGATTCGATAATCGAACAGTATGGTTCTTATGAAAGCTTTTATAATGGAGAACAATATGATATGTTTATGGATTGGTATTTCCCGGATGATATCCCGGATGAATGGTCTCTTGAAGATAGAAAGAAAAGTCACGGCATTGGGATAAATCAAAAAGGAGATACTCCGAGCCTGCGTAAATATTTTAATCGATGGGTTGATCTAAAAAGTGATTGTAAGATTTGGAACAAAGAACTTATTGTAAATAAATGTTTACAAGATATACATGATTATTTTAATACATATTATATCGAAGATGAACTATTTGAAAAATATGATCTAAAAAATGAGGAAATCAAAATTGCTAAAAATGCTTGGAATTTAAATAGTTTGAAATTAGTTTTATCTGCATTAGAGTAGATGACCATGCTCGACAAACCTCTCAATATTATTGTGCCTATGATTCTTTTTATTCTTTTAACGCCCGGCCTGTTAGTTACATTACCTGATAAGGGTGATAAGGTCACTGTGGCTATTGTACACACTCTTATTTTTGGTGCCATTTATACACTTTTAAGAACAGTGTTTGCTAAGTATTACTAGTTTCTTCAACAAACTCAACAATAGTTTGATTTGAATGATTATAAAATCCAATCATATTAAACTCGTTATTATATACCTTATTATTCTTATCCTTATAATATTTCATATTATTAATGCAAAGAATATATAATACTTCATTCATTTGTACATCTTCTTTTAAAATATGAGTTGTTAAATGTTTTACACAGAAGTCTTTTTTATAGACTATAGGCTCTTCACATGGAATATATATTGTATTATGTTTTTCATATGCTTTACATCTATATCCATGAATATCATCTGCTTCTGCTTCATCAAGAATAAATACAGATACTTTATCTTTTTTTATTTCTTGTAAAAGAACTTTTTCGTTTACATCTAATGTTTTTGCTATATCAATCGCAAGCCTACGAATCTGAGCCTCTAGTACATCTTCGATTGCTTCATAAATTAATCTTGGAAGAGCAATTGTTTGTTTATCCATTTGTTGTATTTTTACTAGTGTGTATATTAAATCAATTTTTTATGAAATAAAAAATAAGTAATGGCCGATCCTAAAGAATGGGGTCCAACAGTTTGGAAAATTATACATATAATATCTGAGCAATTGGGTAAAAATACCAATACAATTATGCAAAAAGATGAGATGACATATTATAAAGCATTTCAGAGAAAAATCTATTATATATTACCATGTAAAATATGTAGAGAACATTATAAAGAACAGTATAAAAATATAAAAGATATTGAATATACTAATTTTAAAACCTATAGTAAAACCTTTTATTTAAATTTACATAACGAAATAAATCTAAGAAATTCTACAAATCAATATACAATTCAAGATTTAGATATTTATAAACAATATACAAAAGATGATTTAGATAAGATTATTACAGAATTTACAACATTATATCGTAAATATACAAATTTAAAATATATTGCTTATGATGAATTAAAAGATTTTAATAGAATATTAATTCTTTTACGGAGATTTATTAATTTTTAGCGTCCGCATACTAATGGCACATCATTTTCTGCTGAATTTGGTATAAATGATGAAGATATACCAAGAATATCAACAGCTCTAGCACCACACATTTCTGCTAATTTATATGTGCCAAATCCTAGAGCACCAAATGCAAGTGTTGTATACAATATTCCTAAAGGTGAATCGCAACCTGTTATATTATATCTTGTAAACACTATAATCAAATATAATGTAATAATTGTAGCCATTATCATTGCGCTACGATATCTGCGATTTTCATATTGGGTGGATGAAGAATTTCCTCCATCATGTGTTATATACACATAATATGCATTTGTAAATAAGAAAGCAAAAAAGAAAGCCACATTTGCAAGATATGCACTTGGAACTTTTGTTACATCTCCTTCAGTGTCAGGAATAATAGCACAATTATCTTTGCCAACAAGTCTCTCATTATTTACAAAAAGTTTTCCACATAATTTAAATATATTAATAAATAACAAGGCTAATAATTTAAAAGGATATGATAGAACTTTAAAAGTTTGTGATGGATATGATACACCAATAAGAACTATAGGTAATCCTATAAGAATTACTATTCCAAAAACAGCAAATCCTAAAATTGTATTATAATCCATGTATCTTAATAAGCCGGTAGATAATAAATTAAATTATTTCTTTACTGCATAATATATACCATAAATAATACCACTGAGAACTGCGATTAGAGATAATATTGCAAATATGTTATCTGCAAACTGAAACGCAAATAGAATACTAGATAATGCAATTAAAATAGGTACAAATGCTAATTGTCCAAATAATAGTACTGCATATCCAGTATTTCCTAGTGTTAATGTCATGAGTATTTCATATATTACTATTACAAATGGAAGACTTGTAAAGAAATATAATATATTTTTTCTTAAATTATCTATAATATTCATCTATTTAGAGCATATATAAATTGGCTTTCCATCAACCGTTTTATTTCTGAGTAATGGTATACCAAGAAAATTAATACTATCTTTACCAAATACCTGTATATTAATTGTTACAATAATCATTGCCACCATAGAACCAATCAGAATACCAGAACTAGCTGAACTTATAGAATTACATTGGTTTGTCAATACGAAGAATAAATATAACACTGCTACAACTATTAACGATGTTATTGAAATATAATACTGTTTCATAACTGATGTATCTAGAACTTCAAGTTCATTTTTGAGATTATATAGTGAATTTGCTAAATAAGAACAAGCAAAACTTACAATATACATCCCATAGGCGGGCGCATTCGCCGAAGGATTCACAAATAATTGTTCGAATGTATATTTAAATAATTTAGGTTTACAAGATTCTTTATCAATAGAACCTCCAAATATAAATTGAGAAAGATTCTGAAAGCCGTTTAATATAAATAAGCTTACAATTATTGATAGGAAAAATGTGCTGTGAGGCACTGACAATGTTGTTAACCCCATTAAAAATGAGCCAAATAATATACCGTCTGGAAATAAATTTAAAGCTTCTAATACTAGTTCAGACATCTTCCTATAATGCTTTAAGGAATGGTTTTATAGTAAATTAGGAAGTATGGGTATTCCATCATATTATAGATTTCTTTATCAAAGAAATAAAAAAATTATTAAAAATGACTATATTAAGAAGAATTCTACACTGTTATGTCTAGATTTCAATTGTATTGTTTATTACTGTCTAAGTAAAATGGGTCCATATGTGGATGATATAACATATGAATCACAACTTATTAAAGAAGTATGTAAATATGTTGAGCATATTTGGAGATGTGCTGAAAAGCCTGATGAAGTATTCATTGCCGTAGATGGGGTTGTCCCTATGGCAAAAATGAAACAGCAACGTTTACGCCGTTTTAAAAGTATATTTATGGAGCCTTATGAACTAGAATATGGCGCTAGGGCTCCTGAACAAAAGTCTTGGGATAAAAATTCTATTACACCAGGAACATTATTTATGAAGAAGTTAGATAATGCACTTAACGACTTGTGTAAATCTCATAGTGGCTGGACTTGTAGCGGTTATGCAAATCCTGGTGAAGGAGAACACAAAGTTATGAAATTTATTCGTGAGTATAAAACAACAGACAATACTGTACTTGTATATGGCCTTGATGCTGATTTAATTCTTCTAAGTATGAAAAACTCATTTAACCAAAATGTATTTTTAATGCGAGAAGAAATGGAATTTAACTCTGTAGTAAAAGATATTTATGAAAAAGAACAGTTTTTATATTTATGTATTGATAGTTTGAAAAAAGAATTATTTTTTAAATCTGAAGAAAAATACATTGAAGATTATATTATGATGATGAGTTTGTTAGGAAATGATTTTGTCCCACATTCTATATCAGTAACTATTAAAGATGGTGGATATGTTGTTTTATTTAATTTATTAAAAGAATTTCACAAGAAAGATAAGTTTTTAGTAGAATCTGGAAAAATTCACTGGTCTAATCTAAAAGAATTTATTGGAAATTTTATGCAAAATGAAGAATCGATGATTGAGCATATGTGTAAAAAGAAAAAACATTTTCACACTTTTAATGGTAAATCTGATTATGAACTCAAAATGGGACCAGTTTACGCACTACCTGCTAAATGGAATGTGGAATCTAGCATTTATAATGGTAGCATGATACAAGGTTGGGAAGAAATATATTATAGTAAATTTTTACACAATGATAAAGATAGAATCATTAAAGAATATTTAAAAGGGCTACAATGGATTCTTGATTATTATAATGGAAGACCTATTGAATTTGATTGGTATTACCCTTTTATGTATGTGCCTTTATGGAAAGATATTTATAATTATATGAATACGAATGTTATACATACATTTATATATACATTTACTGAGCCGATTGAACCAGAGCAACAGTTAGCAATTGTATTACCGCCGCATAGTTATAATCTTATTCAAAATCCTAAATACAAAAAATTTCTTGAAAGATTTCCTCAATTTTATCCAACAAAATTCAAAGTCCATAGTCTTGGAAAGAAATGGATATATGAATGCGAATCAGATATTCCTATATTTTCATCAGAGTTTTTACGTAGAGTTATCTAGATTACCTGAATATAAGACCATATTCCCTATATTTGCTGTTACATGAAGAAGAATATGAAAGTAAGTTGATTTCCAAGAATCACCTTTATTATAATAATAAATACCAATTGGATATGATAGTAATCCTATATAAACTATAGCATAATATAGCATTGCATTATCTGTATTATATACCATATAATGTTGGTATGAAACAGCTGTTTTTACTACAATCATATCTAGATATCGTCTATAAGAATAATCAGGCTTTCTCCAATAATTTATAGATGATAAAAATACACTAGCTGGAACCATGACAAGATGATAATGCCCTCTATATAAAGCATATAAA